CTATGGCCCCCCAAGGTGTTACTGCGGGCTATACTGGGGCATTACCAGGGACGCAGCTGCCTCGCGGTAAAGTCATGTATGGAACTTCACGCGATCAGATAAGAACCATTGCTGATAGCTCAAGTTCGAGCTGGTCGATTCAAGATGAAAAACTTGTATTCTTACCACTTACGACCTTTCTACCAGGCAATACCATTGTTTTGACTAGTAAGACTGGTCTTATCGGTACCCCTCAACAAACCAATCAAGGGGTGAACTGTAAGTGTCTTTTAAATCCCCAGATTAAAAGCGCTGGAAGAATTCAAATTGACAACGCTTCTGTGCAACAGCTCCAAATTAATTATGCTGTCCCAGGCTCACCAGCAAATCTCCCAGCCCCCCTTACAGCTGATGGTGTTTATTATGTCTTGGTGGTTGAGCACTCAGGAGATAATCGTGGGCAGGAATGGTACTCAAATTTGGTCATGCTCAATGTGAGTGTGACGTCTAATCCTTTAGCATCTGTGGGGTCTTTCTAATGGTTGATCGAGACCAATTATTAAACGACCCAGAAACGGCTACCAGAGCGGCTTTAGATGGCAGACAGTCAACACTTTGGACAGCGATGCCCGCTATCGTTTCGTCTGTCGATTTGACTGCGATGACTATTGAAGCACAACCAACCATTCAGGGTGTGGTCACAAATCAAGCGGGTATTGATCAGTACGTGAACATGCCGCTTTTATTAGATGTGCCAATTTGTTTCCCAAGTGCGGGGGGCTTCAGTCTCACACTACCGATCGCCATTGGTGACGAAGTGCTTATTGTGATCGCATCACGTTGTATCGATTCATGGTGGCAACTTGGTGGAATCGGTATTCCCATCGAAGCAAGAATGCATGACTTATCAGATGGGTTTGCCATCCCTGGTCCTCGCTCCCAACCGCGAGTCATCGGAAATATCAGCTCGACAAATGCACAACTTCGGAATGATGCTGGAACTGTATATTTAGAAATAACACCGAGTGGAGAAATAAATCTCGTGGCACCCTCAGGCATTATGCTTACCACCCCAACCGCAACCTTTACTGGGGCTGTTGTGATTGATGGCGCCATGACTGTTGGGGGTGGTGCCTCAATTTCTGGTGGTGTTGATGTAATTAGTGGCGCGATAGCTGCTCCTGAAGCAGTGATTGACGGTATTACGTTCACATCCCACGTTCATAGTGGGGTCACTACTGGTGGCGGCGATACGGGGGCACCTGTATGAGAAATAGACAATTAAGTCCTACGGGCGACTATACTTTCGGAAGCGGGCAATTAAATTATTTAATCAATACACCTGCAGCGGTTGCGCAAGCAGTTCAAACAACACTGCTTCTATGGCTTGGTGAATGGTATCTGAATGTGAATGCAGGAACACCTTATCCTGAGGCAATCATTGGTACACATTCACAAGCGATTGCGGATAATGCGATCATAAATGTGATCAACAATGTTCAAGGCATGATCAACATCAGCAATTACCAAAGCCAAATTGACCCTGTCACAAGAAAATATAGTGTCATCAGCGGAACACTCAACACAATTTATGGTGAGACTGAAGTTCAGTTTCAAGACAGTCAGGATTTTTAATGGGGGATAGCAAATGGACCTAATCGATATATCGTCACTCTGTTACATCGATGCAACAGGCTATCACTACGCAGATTTTCCAACAACACTTGCAGCCGTTCAAGGTGCATTCCAATCGATTTATGGTGCTGATGTTTATCTGGGCGCTGATTCCCAAGATGGCCAATGGACTTCTGTTTTAGCTCAAGCTTTTTATGACACTTTTGCATTAGGAGCTGCAACCTATAGTTCGTTAGCACCAAGCACTGCTCAAGGTGTTGGACTTTCTCGCATTGTGAAATTTAACGGATTGGTTCGAATTACCGCAACCTACTCAACCGTTGATCTTGTGATCGTGGGTGTCGCGGGAACTGTGATTGCAAATGGGGTTGCAGCCGATTCTTTACAGCAGCAATGGGCGCTCCCATCCTCAGTTACCATTCCAAATTCAGGCACAATCACCGTGACGGCAACTGCCGTTCAGGTTGGGGCACTCCAAGCTCTTCCCAATACGATCACAACTATTTTCACACCAACTAATGGCTGGCAGACTGTGAACAATCCTGCGGCTGCAACCGCTGGTGTTGGTGTTGAATCAGATGGAGCGTTACGAATAAGACAAACGGTTTCGACATCGCTTCCTGCTCAAACTGTTTTTGATGCCACAATTGCAGCTGTTGCGAATACGGCCGGTGTTACTGCGGTTGAGGGGTATGAAAACTACACCAATTCAACGGATGCAAACGGCCTACCACCACACAGCATCTCTATTGTTGCTGAAGGTGGAGATGACACGGCTGTTGCAACAGCAATCCAAATTAAAAAAACCCCTGGCACGGACACCTATGGGACAACAAGTGTTCCTTTGACTGACTCTCAGGGTATGCCAATCACAATTAATTTTTATCGCCCTACTGTCGCAACGATCGGCGTGCAGGTTTCACTCACTCGTTTAGCTGGATGGGACATTAGTTATGAGACTTTGATCGCTGATTCGATAGCAGCCTATATCACCAATACAACCATCATTCCAATCGGTGGGGATATCGTGATCACAAAACTTTATGTGCAAGGGTATTTGAATGGGACAAACCCAACAGCAGCAGCCACTTTTAATCTTGAATCAATTGAGCTTAAGAAAAATTCAGGCTCTTTTGCTGCATCTGATATCCAACTTTTATTTAACGAGATTGCGGCCTGCGATCCAACCGCGAATGTGAGCTTTATTTTAACATGACCGACGTTTTAGATTATCAAAATCTGATCACATCAGAATACACAAATCAGCCAAATTTCATGGCGATGGTCGGTGTGGGTGTTTCTGCAGGCGTGCAGGTTCAGGCTTTGATGACAGCAATGATTGCGCTCTTTGATCTTGACACCCCGCCTGTGGGGGACCAGCTTGATATCATCGGGCAAATTGTAGGTGTGTCTAGAAATCTTGAAGTGCCAATTACAGGTGTTTTATTTTCTTGGGACGCTACTGCTGCAATCGGTTGGGATAGTGGTGTCTGGCCAAACCCACTTAATCCAGACAGCATCACCACTTTAGATGACGCTTCTTATTTGCTTTTAATCAGAGCGCGAATTGCTGCCAATCAATGGGACGGCACTACTGAGGGTGCTTACTCAATTCTCAAAATTTTGTTCCCTGATTTAAATTTTGTCATCCAAGACTACCAAAATATGACTTATAGCCTTGGTGTCGAGGGTATGCCGCTCGATGCGCTCACCATCGCGCTCATTACACAAGGTTATCTTCCACTAAGACCTGAGGGCGTGGAAATTGTAAGTTACTTCTTACCTGTTGATTCAAATCCTTTGTTCGCATGGGACTCAAGTAGTGAGTCATTAGGCGGTTGGGGTACTGGGTCTTGGGCTATGGAGGTAGCTGCATCATGAAAGTTTTCCCAGCTTATAAACTGGGGATCGGCCCCAGTGATTTACTTTATCGTTCAAGGAAGATCATTGGGGTTTTAAAATTTATGAACGTCTTAGAAAGAGGAAATTATGGCAACAAATGACTTTGTCCCGTTTTGTTCGGTAGATACCGGAACTAATCTTGAAGAACAGGCAGCTTATCTTGCCGACCCTCAACTCTTGATTGGGAATCAACCTGGTGTTGCTAGGTCTCAATTAGTTAATAAAGCTCTCAGACAATCAACGTATATTGCTGCGTGTTTAGCCCAATTTTTAGCCAATACAACCGGAAATAATGTTCTTGATGATGCAACCATGAGCGAGGTTCTCGCTACTCTCGCGGCTGCATTTCAACCAACATCGGAGATTATCGTAAACACACAAAGTGGATATGGGAGCACCGGTACCAAAGTGATTACATATACGACTGTTGAACAAAACATCGGCTCAAATCTATCCTACACTTCGGATGCAGTGAATGGTGACAAGATTACTGTAAACGCCGCTGGGCTCTATTGTGTAAGTGCTTGTGTGCAGCCCTCCGCAAGCTCAAGTTTAGGTGTTAGTAAAAATGCATCTTCGACATCTACCTCTATTCAATCATTGGCAACAGCCCAAATCTTGATGATCGAAGGAAGTATTTCTGGCCAAGAACTTGAGATGTCCGTGACCCAACGTTTTGCGCAAGGTGATATTTTGAGGGTGCAGGGCGATGGAACAACATTGGTAGGCTCAGCTGCTTTTACACGTTTTAGGGTGACACAAGTTAGTATTTAATTTTATGAAGGGTTTTTAAATGAATACACTTCAACTTGGGATTGTTCTTAATCAGAATACAGATTTCTCTTTAGTCATTTTGATTAAGGATCAAGATGGCCCAATTGATATCACCGGCTATCAATTTAAAGGCCAGATGCGTGCTTCCACCGACCCATCATCGCCCGTTGTTGCTGAATTTGTTTTCACTATCCAAGATCAAACGATGGAAGCGACACTAGGCCAAGTACTTTGGTCTTTGCCAGCAGCAGATAGCGCTGAGGGGGATATAACCACATCATTTGCAACACCACTTGTTTTTCCTCGTCAAAAAACACCATTCATTTTTGACGTAAAGATGATGGATACGACGAGTAAGATCACAAGAATTGTGGAGGGTGTTGTTTACGTATCGCCTGAAGCAACTCAAGAGAGTTTTTCATGATAGTTTATTTACTTCAAAACTCTTCTATTGATATCTTTGATCCAAGTAATTGTGAAGCTGAAGTATTTAATCCAAACACAGGTGCAATTGAAGTATATCTGCCAGGCCCCCCAGGCGCTGCTGGCCCCCCAGGTATCAATTCTGCAAAAACGTTCGCTGTCGTAACTTCAAGCGGTAATATTCCGCTTAATCAAAACTATACAATCGTAAATGCGACTGCACCCACCACACAAGTATTGCCTCTTATTTCTGGTGTTATCATTGGGAATCTAACTGGATCTTTTATTGTCACGAATGTGACTGCACACACGGTTGAAATCATAGCATCAGGTTCTGACGAAATATTGGTTGGTTCACCTGTATTAGAACCGTTTATTAACTCGTCTTTTACCTTTGTGGCAACACCATTAGGATGGATCATAGTATGAAATATTTATTGGCTCTTTTTATCTCAACGTTTGCTCAGGCTTCTTTTTCACCTTCTACAATCATTAGTGACCCAGCAGGCGTTAACCAAGCGGATGTGAATTCCTCCCATGAGCTTTTCACATTTTTGAACTCTGATTCGAACGTATGTAAAGAAACGGGTGGAAATCTCGCTTCAATCTTGGCTCAACTTCAAACTGGTATCAGTGTTACGGTTCCAAACCCACTGCCAATCAGTGTGGCAAGTTTGCCTCTACCTGCTGGTGCTGCAACTTCTGCTCTACAGTCTTCCACCATTACAACATTAGGCTCACCTTTTCAGGCGGGGGGTTCAATTGGAAACACAGCTTTCGGAATTTCAGGTACACTACCTGCTTTCGCAGCTACTCCTACATTTAACCTTGGAACACTTAACGGAGCAGCAACCAACGCAGAACTTGTCACGATTAATTCTACCCTCGGAACTCCGTTCCAGGCTGGCGGTTCAATTGGAAATACTTCCTTTGCGGCAACTCAAGCTACTGCCGCGAATTTAAATGCCACCGTGGTTCAATCTAGTGGCGCAAATCTTCATGTTGATGTCGATTCCGCACCATCAACTACCGTGACGGGAACAGTCGCGGCAACTCAATCGGGTACCTGGAGTACCAGAACTCAGGACGGTTCCGGTAATGCAATCACATCTCAAACAAATGGTTCTCAGCGTGCTCTTGACGTGGGCGTTGATGTTTCTGGCGTACAAGTTGACCCACGCTCCATTAGAGCACTTACTAGCTCAGATGTGGTGACAGCTGCGCAAGCCACCGCAGCAAATCTAAATGCGACGGTGGTGGGGCCATCAGGCGCGGCACTTGCGACATCTGGAAACCAAACGACGGGTAATACTTCTCTTTCTACAATTGCGACGAATACGACTAATGCGGCCACGACCACTCTTCAGACAACTGGGAATACATCGCTTTCGTCGATCGCGACAAATACATCAAGTACAAATACGAGCGTGCAAGCGCTTCAAGTTGCTCAAGGTTCTACGACATTGGGTGAAAAAGGTTCTATTGACATGGGCGCTGTAACTGCTTCAGCCCCTACTTACGCGGCGGCTACAACGTCGCCACTCTCTTTAAACGTTTCAGGTGGTCTTAGGGTCGACGGTTCGGGAGTTACTCAACCTATTTCTGGCAGCGTCGGGCTAAGCGCAGGGGCAAATACAATTGGTGCAGTTACGCAAGCCTCAGGGCCTTGGACAAATAATATTACTCAAATCGGCGGGGCGTCCTTAGCATTAGGACAAGCGGCGGCGACGAGCTCTATACCTGTAGTGACTCAGGCGGATTTATCTCCAGCGACTCAAAACATTACTGTTCAAGATACCGCGTCGACGACTACCGCCTATGCCAATGGCCAGAATTTTATAACAGGAACTCCGACTACGAATTCGGCTGCAAGTTTTGCGTTATCCTCTTACGAAGCTGTCGAGGTTCAAGTAACGGGTACGTGGACAGGAACCGTTCAAGCTGAAGTCAGTATGGATAGTGGAACGACTTGGTTTTCTCGCGGGGTAAAGCAAACGGGTAGCTCTTACGTCGGTAGTTCATATACCGCTAATTTTGAAGGCGGAATGAATTTCGCTGGAATGACAAACGTACGTGTGCGGGCAATTGCTGCAATGACTGGAACGGCTACCGTTCGCGTTTCTTTATCTGTAAACCCTACTTCGATTATTATTTCAAACCCACTTACACTTAGAGACTCAGTCACACAATCTATCGCAAATACAATTAAAGCGGCGTCTACTGCACCGCTGTCTACAGACACCGCATTAGTTGTGGTAAATCGCGATGCGGTTTCTACGTTATCACCGGTTAATGCAAATACCTCTTTATCCGCTCGTCAAACCGTAACTACTACTGAATCAAATTTGGCGGCACCCACCAATGCGGTTGGGGTAATTCTAGAATGCGAATCAGTCAACGTGGATAACTTGAGATGGGGATTTTCAAACTCTACAGCCACAATCTTAAGCACTACGCTTGGTATGCTCTGCGAGCCTGGCAGGGATAGCGGTTACCTACCAATAAGCGCAGGTAACTATTTGCACTTAATAGGTGTAGCGGCAGTAGGGTCCGACTACGCGGATGTAATGTGGGTACTTAGCAAATGATTAAAAAACTATTTAGCTTAATCCTAATTCTTTCTACAATCGCATATGGAGGCTTACCGCCTACAACATCGAAAGACTCTACAGATACATCGAACATAACAACGTTCAATTATAATTTTACAAACTATCCAGGTACGCATTCCGGTACGAGTTTCACTCTTGGTCTACCGACTGCTTTATCAGGTCTAGTTACAGTAGGCACGATCACAACTGGAGTTTGGAACGCGACACCTACTTTTGCGTACAACTTCATTACATCCGGCGCAACGCTAACGACGCCTTCCACTATCTCGGCAAATTCGGTTATAAAATTCACACTCATTGGTGGGGGAGGCGCAGGCGCAGGGGTTACTGCTACTGCAAATTTAAAAGGATCAGGTGGCGGTGCAGGTGGCGTTTGCATCGTTTATTTAAACGGGCTTACAGCGAGTACTGGGTACACTATCGCTATTGGTTCAGCGGGCGCAGGTTCAAGCGGGGCTACCGGAACGTCCGGTGGGAATACAACTTTAACGGTTGGTGCTACGACCTACACCGCAAACGGCGGCGTTCACGGTGCTATTGGGCCAAGCGTGCAAGGCGGCGCTGGCGGGACTACGTCTAACTGCACAATCGGGATTACTGGTCAGCAAGGGGGTGCGGTTTTAGCAACAGCCACAACCTCTCTTGACGGCGCGGGGGGTTCTGGAATGTACGGACCAGGAGGTGCAGCGGTTGAAAATACAATCGGGACATCCCCTGGTAACCCAGCTACTGGTTTCGGCGGTGGTGGTGGCGGAGCTTTTGCCGGTTCGGGTGGAGCGGTCGGAGTCGGCGGCAATGGTAGTGCAGGTGCAATTTTGGAAGAATCTTTTAACTAAGAGGTTTATATGGCTGACGTTTATGCAAAAATTAATGTCCTAAACCCGTCACCTTCGAATATCGGCACGGTAGTTAATGTGCAAGAGATGAACTCAGGCGATAATCAAGATCCAAATTTCACTTGGGTTGATGTTCAAAATATAAAATGCAATGACGGGACCGCTGTAGGGGTTTCTTGCACTTACGATGGGGCTATTTTTTATCCCGCACCACTTCCCTCGCAAAGACCACTTAACCAGCAATTTGCACCGACTGATTATGGGCAGTTTCTTATAGATCAATTATCGGCGCAGAATGTGGCAAACGGATTAACCCCATCACAAGTGCTCATCATGGAAACGGAGTTTGCTGCGATTCGGGATTGCCTTCAAGACGGGGCTTTAGAAACCGCCTTAACTGCTCTTCAGAATGTAACTCCAGATGGGGTAATTGTAACTCAAACAATGCTTACTCAATTTGAAGGCGCAATCCAAGCGTACCTGGCGGGGGATTAACGTGGCACTTATTGCAATTGCTGTCGTCGCATTCCTTTTGATTGTGTTCGATATCTGGATTGGATTCTCAAAAGGGTCCTCACAGACGATTAGCTGGCAGCTTTACACCGCGTCTCAAAGTTATCCAGTCATCGCTTTCGCACTTGGTGTTTTAATGGGGCATTTATTTTGGGTTCAACACGGGGGATAAATGGAAACGAAAGGATTTAAAGTACCAGGTTGGTTCATAGGAGTAATCGCCGCTTTAGGTCTTATCATTGGGGGGAGCTCACAAATAATCACTTGGGCTTACGCCAACTTTGTTCCGAGAATAGAGCGGGATTTTGCAAGATCCTTGAATGACAAGCGCTGGGAGGAACAGAGCCAATCAACTAAAGATTTGCAAATTCACCAAGAACAAACAGAAGAAAAGCTCGACCGCCTTGAGGGTAAAATAGATTTACTTTTACAACGGACGAAGAAATGAATCTGAGTATAAATAGGACATCATTTGAAGCGTATGGTATTTTTGGTGTCATGATGAATGAGGCTGGTGAAAGACTAGCCTGCACACTTGAACACTCGTTTAATAATCTACCTAAAGTGGCTTCGGGCACTTACACCTGTTTTAGGCATGCACCAAACCACCTGCCATATGAAACCTTTATGCTGGATAATGTTCCGCCGTTTCAAGGTGAGCTGGTTGATGGGATTTTAATACACATCGGAAATTTTAATGAAGACTCAGACGGTTGTATCCTCTTAGGACAAAACCGAATGGGCGACATGATAACTTTGAGCCGCATGACTTTTGAAAAATTCATGGCTCTAATGAGCGGGGTTGACTCTTTTCAACTCACAATTAGCTAAGGAGAAATAAAATGAAAGTATTACTCAGTCTCGATGGTGGAGCGATTCAACTGCAAGAACAAGCTGGCGTGTTTACGCTCGTGTTTGATGCAAGCCTTACGGTTGGTGGTGGGGCTGCAGCTGGCATTCTCAAAGTGCAGGGTGCAGGGACTGTCGTATTGTCGGGCGCTCAAGCCCTGGTGCTTGGCGAAGCTCTTTTGAATTCTCATCTGCCTGCCGCAGTTTTGCCTGTCGCAGAAGCGGTCGAAGGCATTGTGAACGCTGAAGTCGGCAGTCTGTAATCTATAATGCTGGCGACGTGGCTACACACCAATTGGATAGAAATAAAATTTTATCTGATCGGCCACGTCGCTGGCCATTTTTTAAAGGTGATATTTGACCACTTCCACCGGAAATAAAACACTCTCTCTCATTGAACAGCTTTTTTATACTCTCGTATGGCAACCAGGTGTTACGGCAGGCGTGCTTGCGCTTGATGTTGCGGTCCCTGCGCTCAATCTCCCTGTAGTCCATCAAATTGAAGACGTGGTGCTTGATCAATTATCAAGCTGGCTTTACGCACAATTTGTCATGTACATCGACGTGACCACGATAAAATTACAGAACCAAGCACACCAATCTGCCTATGAACAGGCGTCCGTTAATCTGATCACCGTTGCCCAGGCAAATGGTGTCAATTCACAGGAGTACCAAGATGCTGAAGCACAAGAGCTTGCAAATCTCAGTAAGTTTACTTCTATCATTGGCTAGTGGATGTGTAACCGTTCAAGAGGCAACGACATGTAATTTCTTTTACCCACTCACTGAGGGTGGGGGTTGTTCACATCTCATCTCACCAAATACATTTAAATTGTCAGAATCTGAAATGCTTGATTTCGTTTCGCCGCAACAGGCGCGCACCTGTGTACCAGTCACCGGAATGCCTGTTTGTGCGGATGATCAGACGACTGGAACACCAGTCAATCTGCCTGCGCGTGGTGCTGCAATCATAATGAGCGATCAAGATTGGGGAACGATGAAGACCGAATTGCAGGTGGCTTGTCGGGAACTTAAGTCGCTCTGCTCGTATCAAACTCAACAAATATTGGGTTTGAAATAAGGATGCCCGTGTAAAGCTCAGGGGTAGAGCTACCGCGTGATTGTAAACAACCGAGGTGTGGGTGAGTTCGAGTCTCACCACGGGCGCTTTTTATGGGGGTAATTTCACGTGGGGGATAAAATAGACCAGCATCAGATGGTTTCAGCACTTCAAGCATTAGCAAGCGAACTTGGGCGCACACCTTTGCGCGACGAATTTATCAAAACAGTTCGAAATGGTAAAGTGTTAATCAATAAATATTTCGCAAATTACGCCACCATGGTGTCAGCCGCAGGGCTCACACCCGTAAAAAGAAATGTAAAGATTGACAACTCAGTTTTCAACACTTCAATTGAACACCACCTTGAGCAGTACCAAGCAAAAGAATTACCTAAGCAAGAGCCTTGGGAAAAAACTCTTTTCATTGGTGACGTTCATCACCCCTTTGCACATCAAAAAACTTTAGAGGCAGCTTATAGATTTGCCGCTCTCCATAAACCAAAGCGAATCATTCAAGGTGGTGATCTTTATGATATGTATTCACACACCAAATTCCCACGCTCTCACAACGTCTTCATGCCAAAAGAAGAACACGAAATGTCACGTCACCATGCAGAAAAGATGTGGGCTGAATTAAAGAATGCATCTCCTGATGCAATCTGCACTCAATTGTGGGGTAATCACGACGCTCGCCCACTTAAAAGAATCTTAGAGGTGTATCCAAGTGCTGAAGATTGGGTTACACAGATGCTGACTCAGATGATGAGCTTTCCAGGCGTTCATACAATGGCAAGCTATCGTGAAGAACTATTTCTTCCTGGTAACATCCAAGTCATTCATGGCCATAGATCAAAGCCAGGTGATCATATGAATTTTAGTTTAATGAACAGCGTAAATTTTCATACCCATTTAGGATCGGTGGTCTATCGCAATCTCCATCGTCATGGTATTCGCTGGGAATTGAATGGCGGATTTGTGGCGGATCCTGAAGCAAAGGGCTTAACTTATACCCCACAAAGGATCACCAATTGGACACGTGGGTTCGGTTATTTAGACGAGTATGGCCCAAGGTTTATCCCATCGCCTTACTGATTATTTGCGATATCGTTTTCCCACCCAGCCTTCTGCAGTAATGGGTGCTCCCTCTGCCCATGGGGGGAGCTTAGTCATGAGAGAAATATATTCTTTAAGATTACCTTCACCTATTTTTCTTTCTGAAAGTGCTTCGTCGTGAACAGAAAGTAGAAACTCATAGCCTGCATTTTCAATATTCATAGCCCCATTCATCATGAGATCACGTGCAATACCCTGCACGATGTGGTTGGTGAAAACGCCACCCCATGCCACCACTTCCACCCACTGGTGTAATTCGATGGTCCAATAATTAATCTGCGGCACGAGTCTTCCTCGCGCTAACTGCTTGTTTGAAATTCGTGGCTTATAATACCTTAGACGACGGCCTGATGGGAGCTTGATATTAAGCCAATCGCCTTTTACATAGATTACCACTTTATTGTGGTTGAGCTTAACACCAGGTTGAAGGACAGCTTCAATCACTGATAGCTCAAGATTCTTCCACAGTGTGGGTACCGGATGGTGAACACGTCTATAACTATAAACAGCTTTTTCAGCAATCTCTTCTGTCACAGATTTCATTCCTTTTTTGTGGCAATGAAATAGAAATTTCTTAGGACCGAGACCATATTGACAACCAAGCACCGATTCCTTTGCTACAAACCGCTCTAAGCTATCTTTGGTGACATTTTCAATCGGCATGTTAAAAATTGCAGATGCCATCTCTTCATAGAGTTTTCTATTATCACGGTATGCTTGTAGCCCGTCTTCGTGTTCTGCTACCCAAAAAGCAAGACGCGCTTCTACCGACGCGAAATCAGCGCAAAATAGCTCTTTACCAGGCGACGCAATCAACATCCCTCTTATAGCGGATGCGAGTACATCCATGACTTTATTATCACCATATTTGCGCCTGATAGCAGGTAGGCCACCCGACTTAATCAGTTCAATCGCTTCATCAGAATTAAAATTTTTAATTGTAGGGCGCGGGAAATTCTGCGGTTGGACACGTTTTCCGCCCGCGCGCCCTGTGGGAATGGCAGCATGGTATAAAAGAAGCTCCCTTGCACGATCATCCTCACCAACAGCTTTGATCATCGATGCGTATTTTGCCGTTGATGTCTTTGATGACCATTGCCGATATTCAAGCATTTGCCTGACATAGGGGTGAAGATTCTCCTCTAATAATTTATCCCGAATAGTTTGAGCTTGAAGATTTTGGATATTAGCGCCGCGCTTATTAAGCCAATTTAATACTTTTGCAGTCTGTGTGGCAGCATATAAGGTGCCGGAAGACAGCTCCACAACCTTATCTGTGATGTTATCCATCTCCTCTTTGATCATTTCTAAAATAGTTTTGACTGTGGGGATGTCAATCATAACACCACGGTCGTTCACTATCTGATCAAGCTCCCACACTTTTTGTTCGTCTTTGGTGAGATCAGGGAGGGCTTGATCCACTTCGAATTCGGCTTCCACATCCATTAAACAGTAGCGGTAGATTGCTCTAATCTCTTTTTTATCATCCCAATAAAGATCGGGATTCTTTTTAGAAGGGCGCCTTGGCTTTGAATACTTAAGCATGAGCTTGTGGCCAATAGTATCTTTTTGCGCTTTCAAACCTAACACTTTGCAAACTGTTTTGAGATCTCGGGGCAATGAGCTTGCCGCAGCCTTAGCTGCGGAACAACGCCACCTATCTGGTGTTAGTTGCTGTATGTGGCGAACCTGTTCATCGGTCAATGTCTTATACCTGGTTAGGGTGTGTCTTGTAATTGCCCTTTCAAAGCCTGCATTGTGCGCCACAAGTGTTCCATTTTTAAACACATCCCATAGATCATCTGGCATGGGAGAGCGCTCGGGTAACCAAAGCATTGGGGGGCCATCGTTTATTTTATACCCTAAACACATCACCGAGGTTGATGGGTGCTTTGCGTATTCGATTGCAGATGTGCCTTTTAATTCAATCTCGCTGCGACTCTCATAATCAATGACCGCTTGGATCATTTAGCCGACTCCAGCACGGTCTCAATTACTGCCTCTTTAAGTTTATTTTTTAGTTCTTCTATTTCTGAATCGAGCGCGGCGATGTGGGATAGCAGCCCAAGCGTATTCTTTCTTTCAACCGAATCGGGTTGTTTTGGGACATAGAAATAATAATTTTCTAAGGCTTCCACCGTGAGCTTCTGGGGTTTCATATGACACTATTGACCATGAATGACCCCGGTTACGTCTGTATCGCGATTAACATTTTCAATGTTTCAATCGCGGTATCTGCAATTTTTTCTCGCAAGGCGTCGGCGTAGGCGTAGGCGTCGGCGTCGGCGTAGGTGTTGGCGTAGGCGTAGGCGTAGATGTTGGTGTAGGCGTAGGCGTCGGCGTCGGCGTAGGCGTAGGCGTAGGTGTTGGCGTAGGCGTAGGCGTAGATGTTGGCGTAGGCGTAGGTGGCCTTCTTAATAACCTCTTTATTTTCGTTTAAAAAACTTGCCGCCGACTTCATGTCGTCAACATTATTTTGAAATGTTCTTAATTTTTCTGCGAGTTCTGGCAACTTGATCAAATCCAAAATTAAAGGATAGGTCGCTGTAACATTTCTCCAATAAAGCAATCGTTTGCGGGCTATTCTAATTTCATCGCCCGCTCTCGTGCCAACTAGAAGGGGAATAAAATCTTTAAGTCTCTGTCTGTGTTCGTCATTGAATCGGTCGTTCAACCGGATTGCATACTCCGTTAAAATTGGGCACGCACATTCTGGGTGATCGGTCCACTTTTCGCCTGCCACATAGGAGACCATTTGCATGATACACGCAGTATCTAGGTTTTTACCCGATCCAGTATGTAGCTTTTTGTTTTTAACTTCTTCCCATTTTTCCTGATTCAACATTATTTAACTCCTCCAATACATTCCTTCTAAGTGTGCGCTAGCCAACGCATTGTTAAAATCAAAGTGGTAATGTGTCAAGACGGCCATGTTCTATAGGCATAGCATTGATTAAGTCGCAACCATGTTGGCGACACCGAAGACACAAAAAGCCAACACTATCTACTCTTCTTCATCAAAAGATTTCTTTGATTTCTTTGATTTCTTACCACGAGGCTCATCATCTTGGTCGTCTTCATCCCCAGCATCGACCTGGGCACTTTTCTTAGAACTGTGATTAAACATCTGTTCAGGGGTTCTACCACCACCGAAGTTTAGCCCTTTTTTCTTGGTGTCGATTTGAACACCTTGAAGATAGATGCTCACACCTTGATCACCATCATATTCCCAGGTAGATATATTGATAGCGACATTGCCGTACATTCCACCCTTAACTGATTGGGGATTGAAGGCTTTGCCTGAAAGATCCACAACCGGTACAGCCCCCTGGGTCTTTGCTTTAATGAATCTTTTACCAGCATACCCTTGCTGATCTTCACGCTCATTGCCGTCTTGAACCGAAACAATACTTTTAGGCCATTCAGATTCATCATCACCAAACGCTTCAACACATACTTCGTTTATCGCGTCTTTTAATTCTTTAACTTGGGGATCGTTCCTCTCAAGGATGGCATCCACGCTATAATACACTTTACCCTTGTAGGGTTTTGGATCATGTAAATCGGGATAGCTAAGCACCACATCCCATAGCGTCAGCTCTTTCTGCGGTTTTTTCTTTGGTCCTTTTTTCTTTATCATCGTTCGTTCCTTTCGTACACACTGCCTCCCAAGGCAATGCATAGTAGCTATCTACTCCGCATATTAAATTATACTCACCTCGTGCCCAGCGGATGACGACACGCGAGTCTGTCCTAACAACTAGAGCTTCTTCAATCCCAGTACTCAGAAGCATTTCAAACACATTAATAAGCCTGTGAATTGCAAACACCCCAAAACCCTTCCACCGCACTGTGGTGATGAACGAAGAATGTTTTACCGAGATAGCAGCCTTGATTAAGCTCTTTCTACTTTGCCTAACACAAATCTCCATACTAAAATTGCTCACAAAATTCTCGTCTCTCAAACCTGCCCATAATATTCTCCCCCTTGATTTTCAATTGCTCAGGACATATAGCACGGCAGGCGCAAAACCAACAATATTTTGAATCAACCTTTAACGGCGCGTCTTTTGCCTTCGTCCTTTTAGCACCAATACGTAATCGCTCCCCCGCCCGCGCAAGGGTATCAGGGATAGTTTTCCACGTCCGGATTGGACCTCCTCTGTGATTAGCATTGGGCTGAATGATGGTGACCCAAAGTTCACTGAAATCCCATCCGAGTTTATCTGCAATCGCATGACTATAATAGAGTAGCTGGATGTTATTTTCTGCTTCGACTTTATATTTGCCATTTTTATAATCCATAACATGTAAGACACCAAAGGGTTGATAAAGGATGATGTCAGCGGTGCCAAAACCTACGCCTTCTAGTTCTACTTTCTCTTCGATGAGGAGCGTTGGCTCAACATTATTTTTTTCATGTAAGCGTCCATATTCAGCAAAGACGAAGTCTGATGCCACTTCGACGGATCTAAGCTGGTCTTCGGAATAGGATATAAACTCTTTAAATTCTTTTGCTTCTTTGGTTTTGAGGAGAGCTTCATAGTTTGGGTTCTCTAAAATGAATTGTAAAAGGGTGTGGGCATTGGTGCCGATAATAGATGCAGGGTTATCAATGGAAGGTAGTCCACGAGATAAAGCGACTGATTTTGGGCAGCCCAGCCACCTTTCGGCCCCCGATGCTGATAACTCAGCATGAGCTTTATTCGGGTCTTTTACCTTCATGTATTTTTTGAAGATGTTAGTCATTTCCCAAGCGCCGCTTCCAATTCCGAAATGCGTGCGGCTTGGTAGTCGATGTGGGAGAGGAGTTCTCTACTCCATCCGAAGTGGGAGCAATATCCCCACTGCTTATCAATCTTTTGCAATCTCTCCGCGCTCAATCCTTTGGGCTTATTCACCTAGAATCTCCTGATTTCAATTACTACTGATTTTTTGCCATCACTAATCATATATCGGTCATGATACCTAACTTTTTGGGCAATCCCTGTGAAAGGGAAATACTGCATACCCAAGTCTTCAAAACGGATTTCAAGAGTTTGAGATATATCGATGCCTTCTTTCTTACAAAGCCACCTCACCCAAACTGGAATATTCCTTCTGTCGAATTTTTTAGCGCTCATTTATCCCCCTGCGTGTCTTTGGGTGAGAGGAGTTTTCGAGCGACGCCACCGCCACAAATTCCTCTGGTTCTTCTGTCCCAGTCTTCGTCAGTAATTTTAATGATGAGGTTTTTTAAATCAACCATGCGCCTATTCTTTTGATTTTCTCTTGATACATCGCTCGCACAATATCCAGCCCTTAAAGGCATAGCACTGGACTCCGTCTCTCCCACATAACTGGCATATTTTCTTCATTAATCCACTCCAGCTACAGTTGATCTGAAAGCTTGATAGGGGGGTGTCATTTTACATCCTTAAGGAGTCTAATAAGCTCATCTGCATAATAGTCATAAGCCGCCGACCACGCCGACCACGCCGCCGACCACGCCGCCGACTCCGCCGCCGACTCCGCCGCCGACCACGCCGCCGACTCCGCCGACTCCGCCGCCGACTTCGCCGACTTCGCCGCCGACCACGCCGCCGACTCCGCCGCCGACTCCGCCGACTTCGCCGCCGACCACGCCGCCGACTCCGCCGACTTCGCCGCCGACTTCGCCGCCGACCACGTTGACCTTAATAATTCAGCATCATTGGTGTCATGGGCTTGGATCATTTGTGTAACAGCGGAAGCACTTTGTTCTAATGCTTTCTTTACATCTGGAAATTTATCAGCATCAAACTTTGTATTTGCCATTGAAACAAGTGAATGTTTCAAAATTACGATTGCAAATTTTGATTTTATCTGTTCAAGATTAACACCAATTGGTATTGCTTTTAAAAATTCTTCGGGCCAAGTCTTGGATTTCTTTAAAGACATTCCTTCAAATAAAGTGTCTTCAACTCTTGCAAGCCATTCAGGAATACCAAGCTCAGTTTCATAAGATGCGTGTTCATATTTTTCAAGTGTACACCATACAGCACAACCCTTACCATCATGCCCAGTTGCGCCTTTGACAAGATTATCAGCCTTCTGATGCATCCGAACGCGCTTCAAATATTTTTCTTTTACTTTAATATCATTTAAAAATGCTTGCATAATTTTCCTTTCCAAATAAAAACCCTGCAGGTGTGGCTATAACTCACCGACTTTAACCCAAATTTCCTTTAAAGATTTTACGAAAGGAGTGGGCACAAGATTTGGAACAAAGGCAGTAATAGTGTGTAAGCCGTTCTCATCTTCGATTTCAAACTCTTTATCAGTCAAACGCTTAAGCTCACTCATTTGCACACCACAGCTTTTGCATTTCTGATCTTTTCTAGATCACGGGATCTCTTTTGAGATTCCCGTTTACAGATGCGGCAGACAACAAATCCTTTATTGCTGATTATCATCGTATCCGGTTTTAGCTCATGGCCATTCTTACAATGAGTTCTGGCCATCAGTGCACCATGGTAAACATCCCTGCTGCAAAACCTATACTGAAAAATAAAATCGCCTTGAACCGTTCACGGCGTTTTAGTTTCCTTTCCATCTCTTTCACACTCTGTACTGCTTCCATGTACTCAATCATTTACTTCCCCCGTTCCTTTACACCGTTCACACGTAAGGTGTGTTATTGGACTTGCTCCAATCCCGAAACATCATGCTTAATTCCTTTCTCCTCGCCTGTTACAACTGTCATCTTGATTCATGCTCCACGTAATCGCTCTCTGATATTTCAACAGCGTGCTCACACGTTCTTCCATCAGCGCGCACAAGTAATAGAGCTGCCACTTCAGAATCAGCATGAACAATTGCAATCTCTTCTTCCCCGTTATAAACCGCCCACTTCGGCATGAAATATTCCCTTTCTGCTTCCTTTGGTTTTGGCCGCTGACATCCATAACAGATGAGCCAATAGATTTTGTTTCGATATCCACACTGCCTGCAATCCCAATACATCTCGTAAGGAGAGGAGAGCCCAAGCCCTTGCATGTGACTTGGGCTCTCCGTGACACTAGATCGGTCCAAACCAAGAATAATTTGTTCCGCTACCTGGTGTCTCATTCTTTCATTTCGATGATTTGATTTTAGACAACACTTTTGCGTAAACTGCGCCCCATTTATTTGGCACTGTTTGAAGCTCTTTGGTGTTCTTTACATTGAAGCTTAAAAGAATAGCTTTCATCGCTTCAGGTTTCACCTCTCCGTAAGTGTTGATAGCCATCTTAAGATCGTCCCAATCAACCGTATTTTCTTCTTCAATGTCGTCTTTGGACATAGCAGCCTTTCCAAAATCCTCGTCCTCATCATCAGACACTGTGGGAGTAGGAGCGGTGGTCTTGCGGGTGCGAACCGTGGTAGCGGATCCAGTATCTTGAGTGGCACCTAAGATCTTTGTGATTGCATCTAATTGCCCTACAGTTGGATTGTGAATTGTAATTACATGAGTAACTGCTTGTGTTGTCATCTTGTTTTCTCCTTTGATTAGTCCATCACCTGATCGATGGCGCGTTGTTTATCTAAGACGGCCATGAGCACACGCTCATCCATTGACCCTCTTAAAACTAAATATTTGATATATACATTCTGCTCTTGTGTCATGCGGTGTACACGGTCCTCAGCCTGTTCGTTCACACCAGGCACCCAAGATGGTTCAACTACAATGACGGTCGGGGCTTTAGTCAGGGTGTTCCCAACACCCATCGCATCCATGTTGCCAATGACCACGCGGCATTTTTTATTGGTTTGGAATTCCGACACACGAGCTGATTTTTCTTTTGCACTCAAACCACCGCGAACCATGAGCGGGTTGAAGTCCTTTAATAACCGAGTGAGAGTTTCAACCACATCAACGTGATGAGCGAATACGACCAATTTTTGATTCGTAGACTCAAGGTGTTCTCGTATAAATAAAGAAGAAGGGATAATTTTCTCCTTGCCCACCAACCGTCTATATTTAGCAATATCTCCGAGGTTTTGATCCTCACCGATAAATCTATCAATTCCAACATCTCGTAAGTTTGTTCGTTCATATGTCTCAATCTTTTTTGGTGTGTCTAAAAATATTATCTGTCTGGTCTTTGGCCCAAGCTCTTTTAAGACATCTTTTTTTAAATGCCGTATCATCAATTTATTTCGTAATTTATCTCTGAGCTCTTTAAGATGCGACCGACCGCTGAAATCCCAATTCCTAATCGCTCGCCGTCCCTCATATCGAACCACTTGTTTTCCCGCACAATATTGTTTTCCAAATGATAGGTAATCGAGGTGCCCGTACGATTCAGGAGCAAGCTTAGATAGCAAAGGATACAGCTCGATTGGTCGTCCATTCGGGATGGGTGTTCCTGACAATAAAACGACACGCTCTGCCTGCCCTGAAATCCCGACATGTTTCTCATCTCCTAAAAGAGCTTTTGTCCGCTGCGCATTTGCTGTTTTATACCGGTGTGCTTCATCGACAAAAAGCCAAGTAAAGCGCTTAGTTAATAAAGCAGCGTGGATGGCTTTATTAGTCAGCAGAGAATCGGGACATATAATGATAAGGTGATTCATCCCTTTTACGTTCGTCTTGCCGTCCTCCACAACACCAATGGTGGCCCCGTGTGTGCTCCATTTCTCAATCTCTTTTGCCCAATTGTATTTTAGAAATGGGGGGCAGATGACGAGAGTGAATCCAAATACAGTGTTCATGCATAGAGCTGAGGTGATGGTTTTACCACAGCCTGCTTCATCGGCGATGTACGCTGGTGTTCTTGTAAGTGCATGGCGAGCGGATTCTAATTGAAAAGATTTTGGTGTGAGAGTTTTTGGGTATTTAATAAACTCAGGCGGCGCATAATCTGTGATGAAATATTTTTTTAATTCTCTTTCTGCACTTTGATCCGCAAACCGCCTGAGTCGTTGGGCCTTCATGGCCTTCTTTGTTTGTAAGCATTCTCCTTTGCTACGAATCACAAAGCCCGCATCGAGCGCCGTTTGGTACTGCAAGTCGCTCGTGGCTTGAAAATAAAAATTTTTTTTTTAGAAAAATAATTTGCTCATGACTTGTACGAGTGAAGCTAAATGGGGCAAGCTATCCTTGTCAAATTAATTTTTGCCCCGTGCCTTTACTTAAAAAAATTAGCACGTTATTAATAGATTAAATAAACGTGTGGCACTATGCCCCATAATAATCAAAAAACGAAAAGGCGCGTCATGGAACTATCGACAAGACTTAGAAGAGCTCGAATTAAAAAAAATCTCACGCTTCGTGATGTTGAGAATTTATCGAAAGGAAAAATCTCAAATCCCTACGTGAGCCTACTTGAGCGGGGGATCGATCGATCACCGCATCCGATGAAACTTCGAGTGCTTTCACAGATTTTAAATATTTCAATCACCGAATTATTTATTTTAGCGGGCTACTTAAAAAAATCTGAACTGGGATATTCAAGGAACGAACAATGAAATTAGGAGACGTTCGCGCGTTATACGAGCAGGGTCTTGCTCTGCATTATTTAAAACCAAAATCCAAAGCGCCATTAGAAAATAAGTGGACATCTGGCAAGCGGAAACATTGGGATGAGCTTCGAGATAGTTTTGAAAAAAATTATAATTTAGGTGTCAGACTCGGTGAAGCCTCAAAGATTGGGACTAACTATCTTGCGTGCATCGATGTCGACATAAAAGATCCCGCGTGCAGGAAAATAACATTAGCCAGGCTCGGAGAGCTTGTAGGCACACTTAAATTCCCTGAGGTGCGTTCCGGTTCCGGCAATGGGTCACGGCATCTGTACTGCGTCACATCGGCACCATTTAAGATGGTGACTGTCGCTAAAGAGCAGGGGTGGGAGATATGCATCTATTCAACAGGGCGCCAAATGGTGCTGCCGCCATCGATTCATCCGGATACCGGTTTTAGGTACCAATGGGTGGGGGGCATTGATGTAGCTAAGGCGCCGTTATTTGATGTGAGTAAATTAACTACCACAAAACGTGAAGCTGTGGCTGGTTTGGAACATACCCTAAATAGGGTAGAGCATACCCCATTTAGGGTAGTGGATGTCGATCTTGAAAAGACATCAGTGCCGTCTCAGACTATTGATCTCATTCGAGAGGGTGCCCCCCAAGGCGAGCGCTCTGAGGCAATATTGTCATGCGCGATGTCCTTGTGTCGTGCTGGGTTGACGGATGACGAGATCCTCTCAGTACTTGCAGACGAGAACCACGGCATCAGTGAGGCTGCTTACGCGCGCCGAGGTGACAAGCGTGGTGCGATCGATTGGCTAAGGCAGTATGCATTGGATAAGGCGCGTTACAACACGGACATCATGAGGAGGTTTGATAACCCCCCAGGTAAGAAAGAGCCGCTACACACTAAAGAGGTGGAGACACTGGAGGGTGAATTGAATGAGATTGCAACAAAAGTCCTACCAGATATCGGTAAGGGTAATCAGCCAAAAAACACACTAAGAAACGTAGTTCACGTCCTTGAGCATTTTATGGGTGGGGGGCTTGTTGGCTTCAATGAATTCTCGATGCGTGCCTATTTCTTAAAAGACACACCCTATGGTGGAAAGAAGGGGCAGGAAATCTCAGACCATCACGATCTAAACCTAATGTATTATATCGCGTGTCATTATCGATTTGAGCCATCACAAGATCTTTGCTTTAAAGCACACGCCTATGTGGCTCGCAAATATGCCTCACACCCTGTCAGACAGTATTTGCAAGGCTTAGTTTGGGATGAAGTACCTAGATTAGATTCTTGGCTTAAACAGGCGTTTCAAGCGTCTGGTAACCCAAATTATTTAAATGCGATAGGTCGTAAGGTGTTGGTGGCTGCGGTGTCTCGTGTCATGAACCCAGGATGCAAGTTTGACCATGTGCTTATCTTGGAAGGTAACCAGGGCGAAGGAAAGTCTATGTCGCTCGGTATACTTGCTTCACAGCCTTGGTTCACTGATGGTCTGGGGGACATTCATAACAAAGACGTAGTTGACCAGATGACGGGTAAATGGATTGTGGAACTAGGTGAGCTTGCTGCGGTTAGAGGAAAAGAAAATGAATTTATTAAAAGTTTTTTTTCGCGCCAAGTAGACCGCGTGCGCATGTCATATGGCAGACGCAGCGAAGACTACCCACGCCAATCAATTTTCATTGGGTCCACAAACGCTTCAGAATATCTAAATGATGAAACAGGCAACCGTCGTTATTGGCCAATAAAGGTGGGTGAGGCTAATCGTGAATGGCTTACCACCAATCGTGATCAGCTCTGGGCTGAAGCGTTTCTGCGGTATGAATTAGGGGAGGATTTATATCTCACAAAAGATATCGAATCTCTTGCCAAAAATGAACAGGAAAAACGATTTGAAGTGGATGAATGGGAAATGATGATAAAAAAGTATGTTTTGGTCAATAAAACACCTTTTTTAACTACTGAGATTTTCCGCTCCATTCACACCTCTTTAGGCAATTCCCACCCCTCTATGAGCGACAAATTTCGCATTGGGAAGATAATGAGACGGTTAGGTTTCGTAAAGGCAGATAGAGTGATTGATGGCGTTCGGGGCAAATGTTGGGTGAAAAAGTGAAATCCACGCCCCTCTACACCCCTCCCACGCCCCTTTTTTGTATAGGAGGGGTGTGGGTACAAAACACCAAAACGCGATTAGTTTTTGCTGATTTTTATTCACTTACACCTCTTACACCCCTTTTTCTTATAACAAGGATAATACCTATGAAATAGGAGAACAGACGCACACGTATACACACCCGCGTACACCCACGCGTAGGTGTATAGGAAAAAAGGGGCGGAAGGGGCGAAAGGGGTGGGACTAGGTAAAAACAACAAAAGGAAAAGAAAAGATGAAAAAACTGAAAGAACCGACAGAAAGACAAAAATTAGTAGTTCAAGCCGCAATTGGGATTTATTTGCAGGATATGGAAATGCGATTGAATAGTTTGAAAGGTAAAAGCGAAGGTGTCGGTATTGAAGAAGTAATGATTGAAGCAGTTGTGGATGCAGAGAGTTTAGTTGATATGTGTTTGGATGAAGAAAATGGAGAATGAAAAGTTTTATACGGGTTTTGTGATTGTGATGGGTGACCGAAGAGACAAGCGGCGAGTGGTGTTGTTTCATTGCACGCATAAATTTCTTGGTGCACTCAACGTCGGCCAATTGAAAGAGGTGGACAATATTTGTTCAAACTATTTTGAACAGCCCAAAATATTTCCGCTCGCCATCTTTAATCAAAAAGATATGTTTGGTGACGAAGTGGTTTTGAAATCGTTTATCCATACGAACAATTTCTTTTTAGACCTAAGAGAAATGCTTGTTCAGTTTCGAGCGGATGATGCTGATTTCGAATTCACGCCACACATTACGCTTAAGGGTTTGAAGAGTGATCAGGTCAAAGATGGTGACACGATCATGGGGACGTTTTTATGCTACGCGCTAATGTCTGGGGATAAAATTTGGAAGTATTGGAGAAACCCAAAGTGCCTCGAAAAGCGAAACTCGCCAAAACAGACGGCCTTGGCCCCCACGAGATAAAAAAGATCAGGTCGGCTTTACGCCTTGTATGGCATCGCTCCTACGCCCGTAGCCTCGTTGTGAAGCGTTGTACAGGGCCAGATGGCTTCCCAATCTGCGAACGCTGCCATAAGCCCACCCCGGCCCTTAAAATCGATCACATCGAAGCGGTGGGCGAGGTTGATTCTGGGTTCATCGAGCGTATGTTCCGCCCGTCTAAGTTATTGCAAGGTTGGTGCCATGAGTGCCACAAGCAAAAGACCAAAGAAGAACGTGCTGCATTAAAAGCTAAGAGGAAGAAAAAATCCTTTTGTGACGCCTATTGACATAAGTTATACGTTGTTATACTATTAAGGTATGACAAAGCAAATGCACGTAGTGGTTTACACCTACGAAAATCAAGATGGCACAATCATCAAATTGCCTTTTGCTTTTGATACAGGCTGCTCTTCTTTTAAATTATCAAGCTACGACTCCAACATGATTGCTAATTATGGCAGATGGGCAGCTCGTACATTTTTTTACTTTCAACAAATTAAAATCATCGAAGATGGGATTAGCGAAGGTGCATATGACTTAAGGAGATTTGAAATATGAACGACACCCCTCGTAGTTTAGGTGAAGCAATTAAAAATGCGGCAAATGAATGGTTTATCCAGGCAGTTAAGCCAGGCATTCGTGGTTTACATTTTACTGGGATCACCGAGCAACATGTGGTAGATTTTCTTTCGCAGAAATTTACTATTGCTATTTATAAAGATGAACAGAGCGAGAAAATGCTCAAAGAACTTTTTATTTCAATTACTGGAAGAGAAATCGGGGCTAAGTCTCCTTAGCCCCTTGCGCCCGTATTAATAAGTAGTTTTTACAAGTCGCTGAGAGGATTATGACATGAGTGAGATTTATCCTATAGGGCAAAAAGAAATGTAG